ATGAAAAAAGATACACTCAATCTTGTCAAAAGGGAAAATGCTCAGATCGTGATATCAGCTTGGCAGACATCAACAAAAGAAAAGGGGATCAAAGTATGAGTCAGAAACAGGATATATTAAATCACTTAAAGAAACATAGAAAGATTAATGGATTAGATGCGTTGAAACTTTATGGTTGTTTTAGACTACCAGCTAGGATATTAGAGCTGAAAGAGGAAAAACATAATATTGACGCTAATCTAATTACTTTGAAGAATGGAAAGAAAATAGCAGAATACATTTACAATGACAGATAAGATATATACATACAAAGATATTGCGAAGATATTTGATTGTCATGAAAAAACAATCTACCGCAAAATAAAAAAGGTTAGGGAAACATATCCTGATAATAAATCTATTAATAATTATATGGGGAGTAAGTGGTATTGTTTTGAGGGGGATTTGAAAGAGGTGTTGAATTTGTGTTCAGAAGTAGAAATTAACAAACCTCTTGAACATCAATAATACATTTGTTGAGAATAAGTTGGATAGTGCCTTCGTTGCCTTTTTTGTATTCATCATTCTCTAATGAATAACTTGAAAACAATATTGTCTTGTCCTTTGTTCTTTTGTATAGCCAACCCACAGTCATGCAGATTGGCATTGGTTTATCTTCGTAAGAACTAGCTTCGATCCATGTCGGATCACAAAGCCCACTATCAATCCATTTTATAATGACTAAGCGAAGGTCTTGACATTCGTTGGCTTCCCACCAACTCCTTGCCTTTTGGATCGTTTTCTTCGCACTGCCGATTTCTTTTGCGATTCTGTCATTCTGTTCGCTTTCGATTTTGGAACGCATTTTGGATATTTCCTTTTACTGCCTTTTGCAGACTTACGACCACACTTGGCATAACTGCCATCTTTCTTCCTAGATCCTATGTCTACCCAGTCTTGAGCAAACCACTTCGTAAGACCTCCACTAGCTCTACTCATTTTTTCTTGGTTGTATAACCCCCACCACGCTTTTTGTATGTCTTGACAAGCCAAGCATTAGCATACGCACTAGGATAAACATCAAACTTTCTCTTAGCTTCTGCTTTTACTCGTGCATATAGAGCTTTATTAGTAGGTACGTTTTTTGTAGCCATTATTTTTTCTTCTTTTTCTTTTTAAGTTTTTTGAAGTCAGCTCCTGTTATCTTATCTCTAGGTTCTGCGATACGAGCTAGTTTCTTTTGTTTACTTGACAGCTTTCTAGGCATTACTTCTTTTTCTTCTTTTTGTTTTTCTTAACTTTTTTAATAGCAGAGTTTAGTTTGCCATTAACTTTCTTTGCAGTTTTTTTCATTCCACGCATATCTATTCTCCTTTGTAAATTATGTCGATGCTCGACTGTTTCTTTGTAGTAATCAGCTTCCCAATGATTGTAATATCCAATCTTTTTAAGTTTTTGAGATGCTTCTTCTAGGTCATTATATCTTTGTATAAGAACCATAGAAAACTCGTTGTCTGTGTCAAACCCATGATCGTATAAGAAGTCTATATTTTCTTCTGACGTTTCAGGGTGTGATGACATTAAATACACATCTTTTGGCATATACACAAAGTTTAACGCCTCGATGTGTGATGCTAAATCTGTAGCATTAATAGATAAATCAGTGCAACCTATAATGGCTATTCTGTATCTTGTTCTTTTAATTTTGTTTGCCCAATCAACAACAGTCGGTAGTAAATCATCTGCGTTGTAGACTTCTTCAATAGCAAATGTGTCTTGGGTTCTACAGTTGTTCGCAAATGGGCAGGTTGGGTAGTTGCCTAAATGTTTGTTTGGTTTTTCGATCACCTCTTGTGACCATGATAAAATATCTTCTTTTACTGATTTACTCAATCAGCAGTTCCACATTTTTCGAGACCAGTAATTAGCAGATAATTTATTATTCTTGCCTTTTATACCACCTGATCTTGCACAATAAGATTTCTTTCGTGCAGGTGAGTTCTTCTTGATGCTCATATTAGGATCACCAAAGTTTATCTTTTTAACTTTGTCACCATCTTTTACGAACACCTTGAACTTTTTGACATCACCCTTCATGGGTTTATTAAGTTTGACTGTTCTACCCTGATAAGTTGCCATCTAATTCTACCTTCTCTTGTTTTTCTAATTGTTCTGTTAGTGATCTGTTTTGAGATGAAGCATATTCTGCTTTTGCTTTTTGAAATGCAATTACATCGTCTACAGTAATCTTTAGTTTTTCTTCTCTTAACAATGCGTTTTTATCTGCCCAGTTGTCAAGACGTTCATTAAGGAACTTAATGTGTAGATCCTTTTCTTCGATAGCTTTTTTTAGGTCTCTGTTTTCTTTCTTTACTTTGCGTAGTAATGCTTCAACTTCTTTTAATGTACTCACTTCTTTAACAACTTCATCGCACCTGAAGCTCCTTTAATTCCAAAACTTGCACTAATAGCAATATATAAAAGATGTTGGTAGTAAGTAGGTAGACTATGAAGTGCTTCAAAACCAGCTTTTATATGTGGAGTCATAAAAGGAATAAATACTAATACTGCTGGTAATAACAAAACTATAAGTGCAATTTCGTCTTTTATGCTGTTTTCCATTTGATTCACAGCAGATGACTCCCATGCCACTTTACCAGCAATCATATCTTCTTTAAGTTTTTGTTTTGCCTTTATTTCAGTAACAGCTAATTCTGCTTTTGCTTTTTTAGTTTCAACAAAACCTTTTACTGTATCTTTTAGAATAGACGCAATAGGGCTTACAAGTAAATTTAACATTATATATTCCTCATGGTATCTGCCAGTTCGTTAGCTCTATTAGGGGTTTGTTTTGCCCATCGACTGTCTAACATTTCATCACTGGCAGATTGATAATCACACTTTGTTAAGTGGTATTGAAAGTTTTTAAATTTCGATAATCTAGGTAATCCTAGCTGAAATGCCATATTAATAACACAGCCAAAAGCGATAGGATCAATATCTTCTTCTTTGATAAATGACCTTGCGTCATGTAGAGCTTGGTCAAAGTCTCTTTCGAAGTATTCCATAATTGTTGCATCATTGTATTCTACTCCTTCCTTGAGGTCGTCTGTAGGTAGTACCAAATGTCCAACACCAAACGTAGCGTTGCCCAAGTGATCTTTATAAATCTTATTAATTTTACCTTCGTGGTGAATTATTGCAGATTTAATTTCTTCGTACATTCTATAAGTTTCTCCAAATACCATTTTGCTTTTTCCAAATCTTCAATGCCACCTTTTGATTTATGTCTGACAACATATTTGACAATGTTTCCTTGAAAATAGTCTAGTTTAAATTCGTGAATAAAATCTGATACCTGTATCTTTGTGCCGATATAGTATGGTGGATTTATTTTATCTTTCATATTTGACGTACCCATCTGTTTCCTCGTTTTAGGATCATTGGTATCAAGTGTGGTACACCATTTATAATCATTCCACAACCTAGTACAGGTCTCCTAATATTAACTTTTGAGTAGGCAAATGCAAGTGAGTCTTTATCAATAAGACAGCCCACATTCATGCCAAAACGTAGGTTTTCAGGGCTTGACCAAAAACCAATACGAAATTCCGTATGATAATGACCTTGTATAAAATTCATGCCTATCGACATTGAAGATTTTACAGGATCTTTATTCATGTTATGGCAGAAATAGTATTCGCCATATTTATCTTTTATGATTAGCCTATCGTGCCAACGCCACTTTTGCTTATCGACACCGAGTATATCTGCGTAGTCCTTCACTGCTAGAGAAGGAAAGCCATGATGCTTTCTCTTTCTATAAACCATTGATCCATGATTACTATGAAGTAAATCCATCTTTGGAAATAACTTCTCAATCATCTTGATCTTGTATAACCCTAGCTCTAACTCTTTCGAAGCACTAGGTAGATCAGGATCAGAATCGTGAAAAGACAGAGCATGATAATCAAGCTCGTCTCCTATACATACAACTCTTTCAGGTTTGTATTTTTTTTTGATAGCTTCTAAGAAAGCAAAACTATCAGTATGACTGTATGGTTCGTGAAGGTCTGAGATTATTAAAATCCGAGACATCTTCCTCCCTATATTGTTGTCACCTCTTTTTCTGTGCAAAAGGTTGTCACATAAATATCAGGAACAACCATTACTTTGTTTGCAAACATTACAGCGTTGTATCTACACTCTTGCATAGTGTTATATCCTGCTGTTTTAATCACTTGTGTTACGCAAGTTTTATCAAGTGGTACAGTGGGTGACTGAATACATAACCACATGACGATAAAAAACT